TGGTCTGCTTGTATGGCCTCACTTTCTACAGGTGGTAAAGTTATAGTAATATCCACACCAAACGGATACGACGCAATTTATTACGACATCTACGACCAAGCCTTAAGAAACATGAATGAGTTTAAAATCTCTGAAATGTTTTGGTATCGTGACCCACGTTATACTCGTGATTTGTATATGGTCAAAACTAATGATTTGGTACATTTCCTTTTGAATAGAGAAGATTATCCCTCAGATACCATTGTAGATTTATCTATAGATAATCCATATGATAGAGACCATTCAATAACAACTGATTATATTGAAAAGGGTTACAAACCTTGTTCAGCTTGGTTTGAAGGGATGGTAAAAAAACTCAAGTTTGATAGAAGAAAAGTTGCACAGGAATTGGAATGTAATTTCTTGGGTTCAGGTGATAACGTTTTTGAATCCGAATTAATGCAAACAATTGCTAAGAACCAACTCAGAGAACCATCCGCAAAACTGATGGGAGGTTCCCTTTGGATTTTTAAAGAACCTGAGAACAGTCATAAGTATGTGATGGGTGTTGACGTATCAAGGGGAGACTCAGAAGATTTTTCATGTATTGAAATAATTGACTTTGATGAAAGAGAGCAGGTTTTAGAATACGTTGGAAAAGTTCCCCCTGATGTAATTGCTGAAATAGCCTTCAAATGGGGGTCAATGTATAATGCTTTTTGTGTTATTGATATTACAGGTGGAATGGGTGTTTCTACTGCAAGGAAAATGCAGGAAATGTCTTATCCCGCAGGTCTATATGTTGATAACGTTGACCCATCCAAAAAATGGAAATGGGACCCAAAATTGAATGAGAAAATCCCAGGTATAAATTTCAATTCCAAAAGAGTACAAATTATATCCGCTTTCGAAGAAGCAGTCAGACATGGATTCAAAACCTATTCTCACCGCCTATACAATGAAATGAATACTTTCATTTACGTAAATGGAAGACCAGACCACCAAAAAGGTCATCACGACGATTGTATAATGGCGATGTCCATGGCTATATATATTGCTGAAAAATCATTCCAGTCATTACAAAAAGTTGTAAATCACACTAAAGCCATGTTGAATTCCTGGTCAACAGCAATCAACGAAAACAAAAACACATCTGAATTTTTCAACCCAATGGTTCCTCAAATGGGTAGACAAAATCCAAATTCACAAGGTCCAACCAAACAGGACTACCAAAAATATGGATGGTTATTTGGTGCAAAATAACTATTTATATTATCAAGGTAAGAAGTAAAATTGTAATATGGCTGAAAAGAATTTAACGGTTTGGCAGAGGTTGTCGCAAACATTTGGTCCTAACTCATTACTCGGACAAGATTATCCAACATTCAAGTTTGATAAAAAGGAATTACTACGTACTAAAAGTAGAGAAGAGTATGAGATGGAAAAGTTGCAAGCGCAACAAACTTACTATCTTACAAATCAATGGGCGAAAGTAGAGAATAATCTTTATTCTCAAGCAATTTATTATGAGCCAACTCGTTTATCTGCACAATATGATTACGAGTCAATGGAATATACCCCTGAAATTTCAGCAGCTTTAGACATTTATGCTGAAGAGTCTACTACAACAAATGAAGATGGATTCATACTTCAAATTTATTCGGAATCCAAGAGAATCAAAGGAGTTTTAGCCGATTTATTCAACAACAATTTAGATATTAACACTAACTTACCGATGTGGACAAGAAACACTTGTAAGTACGGTGATAATTTTGTGTACTTGAAATTAGACCCTGAAAGAGGTGTTGTTGGATGCCAACAGTTACCAACAATCGAAATAGAAAGACATGAGGTTGGGGTTAGTGCAAAAATTTCTGTCGATATAACTCAGGAATTGGACAAAGACAAAAAAGCTCTTCATTTCACATGGAAGAATAAAAACATGGAATTTCAATCATGGGAAATTGCTCACTTTAGACTTTTAGGTGATGATAGAAAACTTCCTTATGGAACGTCTATGTTAGAAAAAGCAAGACGTATTTGGAAACAACTTCTGTTGTCTGAAGACGCGATGTTAATCTATCGTACATCAAGAGCACCTGAAAGAAGAATGTTCAAAGTGTTCGTTGGTAACATGAATGATGATGATGTTGAAGCATACGTACAACGTGTTGCCAATAAGTTCAAGAGAGAACAAATAGTAGACTCTAAGACAGGTAATGTTGATATGAGATTCAACCAAATGGCGGTTGACCAAGATTATTTCATTCCTGTACGTGACCCAGCGGCACCTGACCCAATTACAACTTTACCAGGTGCAACAAACTTATCTGAGATTGCGGATATTGAATATATTCAAAAGAAACTATTGACGGCTCTTCGTGTACCTAAAGCATTTTTAGGTTTCGAGGAAGTAGTTGGTGATGGTAAAAACTTATCTTTACAGGATATCAGATTTGCAAGAACGATTAACAGAATCCAAAAAAGTATGTTGGCAGAACTTAATAAAATTGCCATCGTACACTTATTCCTTTTAGGTTTTGAAGATGAATTACAAAACTTCACATTAGGATTAACGAACCCGTCTACACAAGCCGACCTTCTTAAAATTGACGTTTGGAAAGAAAAAATATTGTTATACAAAGATTTGGTAGCAGACCCTGGAAATGGTATTCAAGCAACATCTTCTACTTGGGCTAAAAAACATATTTTCGGATGGTCAGATGAAGAAATTAGACTTGATTTACAACAACAAAGAATCGAGAGAGCTGTAGGTGAAGAACTGAAAGCAACACCAACAGTAATCAGTAAGACAGGGTTGTTTGATAACATCGATAAATTATACGGAAATACTTCAGGAGGAACACCTACCGCAGGAGCGGCAACCACACCAGGAGGAACTGAAGAATTAGGAGGAGCAGCACCACTACCACCACCTCCACCAGGTGGTGAGGAACCACTACCACCACCTCCACCAGGAGGTGAAGCACCTGCGGGAGTAACACCTGAGTCAACCAAAAAGGACATGAACATTTTATTAGAAAATAACCTTTTTGAGAAGTCTAAAGCTATTGATTTAAGTAATGCCCAACAATCTTTGGGAGAAATTGAAAAAGAACTTGAAAAGTTGTTGAACTCATAGTATTTATAGGATAAATAAATAAAATGACTTTCGGCCAAATCAAATCCCTCATCGAAAAAAACCTTCTCGAGTCTTACAAAAATGAGAATGAGTTTAAGAAAAGACTACGCGAATTCAAACATAATGTTTTGAATAATAAATCAATTTCTAAAGTTTATAACCTTTACGACCAATTAAGTACACCACAAGGACTAAGTGAGTCTGACGCCAAAGAATTTATTGACGAAGGAGTAAATCTACTCCAAAGAATTTTACCTTCAATCAAACTTCCGAAGTCATTAGAAGAAGAAGTAGAAAACAATTACAAACACATTGATACTTTAGTTTATACAAAGAATACAAGTATAAAAGATAGAATTAATGCGAAGAAGAATATTGAATCAGTTCTGAAAGAACAAAAAAGTTCGATGAAGGAGTCAATCAACATACCCGTAACTTCAATGGTAAAAATTGCAAATCAGACTCTGAGGAATTACATTGAAACTATGGATGAAAATTCTAAAAAAGAATTTTTCCAAATTGTTTCTGAAGATAACAAAAACTTAGAGGGTAAGTTTGAAGAGTTGAAAACCAGTGCAATTTCCAAATTACAATCTATTTTGGAAAATGAGAATGAAGGCGACGTAAAGACAAAAATTAACGAAACTATCAATAAGTTAAAAGATGAAAAATTCGACCAATTGAATTTTTTGAAACTTAAAAACTTAGAAAGCTCTCTCTAAGAATTCTTAACTTTATTTGTATAAATCGCTTTTAAAAGATTTTTTCTTTTTTTAACCGAAGGTTTTACGTATTCCTTTCTATAAAGAAGCTCCTGATTTTGCTTTGTTTTAATTACCTTTGACTTCAAAGTTTTTAAAGCTCTCTCAAGATTATCAGTATTTTGAATGTTGACTATTAGCATATATTACAAATATCTCAAATTTACAAGAAAATTTTGACTATCATGATTATATGTGGTATTTTTTATAAAAATAAACTACATAACATGAAAATTAATGAAGAAGGGAAAAAGTGTAAAGTTAAAGCTATTCACTCCAATCAAATCTAGTTACGGAACGGTAGATTCCAAAAATTTAAAATCATTATACATAAACATACAATCTTGGGTAACACCTAAATATGATACAGACAATTGGAACAGAGTTGTTGGTATCTTGAGTAGAGAAATCAAACATTCGGTTTTCAGCTCAATAAATACTGAGTATTTCAGAGAACAAAGCATCGTAGATTTAGACTTGAGAACAAGTGGTATTGCGTCAGGGAAAAAGTCTTTTTTCAACTTAGAAGTAAATTTATATGTAAAGACACAAATGGATTTTAAATCCAAAGAGGTTAAAGATTCAGTCAAAAATATTGTGAAATCTATTTTCAAAGATAATATTTCTAACAACAAGTACTTCGAATTTTCTCTAACCAAGAAGACAGAGCTCAATAAAGTTGAATAACCAATATATTTATCTAAAAAAGCTTAATGAAAAATTTGAGAATATTAGAGGCGAATGAACTTGGTCATGGAATTTTAATTGAAATGGATGCGGGGTTTGTTTCACCTAAAGATGAAAAAAATATAAAAGTTTTACAAGAAGCCGCAAATTTAGATTATAGAAATCCTTTTGAATTCTACGCGGTTCTTCAGAAATACGACACACCAAACAGAAATGGTAGATTTTATCCTGAAAAAATCCTAAAGAGAGAAGCTGATAATTACAAAAAAATTATATCCAAAGGACTTTCAACTTCAGAACTAAATCACCCTGAATCATCCTTGATAGATTTGGATAGGGTTTCACATCTTATAACAGACATATGGTGGGATAAAAATATCCTAATGGGTAAATTAAAATTATTAACGACACCAGGATTTCATGAAAGAGGTATAGTTTCATCCAAAGGAGATGTTGCAGCAAACTTGATGAGACAAGGAGTTACACTTGGTATATCCTCGAGGGGTGTAGGTTCACTTAAAAAAGTAGGAGAAAGAAACGAAGTACAAGACGATTTTGAATTAATTTGTTTTGACTTAGTGTCTTCACCGTCCACACCTGGGGCTTACCTTTTTACCAATCCTGACGATAGGTCAAAGTATGAAGAAAATTTAGAAGAAGAAAAAAAGAACCGTGAAAAACAAACTGAGCCAATGGAGAAATCTATTGACTTGATGAAAAAACTTACTCATTATTTAGGAAAATAATTATATGGACGAGAAATATTTTGTTGCAAAAATTCAGTATGAACTTCCTGATGATAATACAGGAAAAATTAAAAAAATTAGAGAAGAGAAACTTGTAAAAGGTTTTTCTGTAACAGATGTTGAGGCTAAGGTTACAAAAAGATATGAGTCTTTTTCATACGATTGGAGAATAACATCAGTCTCGGAGAGTAAAATCGACGAAGTAATAGAAAAGTAAAAGTGGTCATCGACCACTTTTTTTGTTTAATAACATATTTATAAGAAAAAAAATATGTTATTCAACTTAGTATATAAAAACAGTTCAGACGACCAATTTTACATCACATTGAGTGGTGCTAATATGTCTTCTGCAATATTATATTGTGACGCAAATAATTTTGTTCCTCAACAAATTCTACTTCAGAATTTTGATTTGTTGTTGAATAACCCATCCCAATCTACTTGTTTTTTAGTTGGACTTAAAGATAATTCAACAGGAAATCCAAGCACAACCATGATTTACGACAGCTACTCAAACGTGAATTCTTGGATTCAATCACAATCAAATAAGACATTAGTTAACTTGGCTTTATTAAATAGACCATTTGTACAAGCCTAAAATAAACTTTTTCTCTATTAGACACTATTTATAGAGTAAAATAATTAATTTTTTCATGCAAGAAACTAAAAACGTAGTTGAAGAGGCGCTCATTCAAATGAAAAA